GCACTTCAAGATGAAGCTAATACTGCTTTCTCTGGTGCTGGTACTCACGGTGGTGATTCAAGTTCTGTAGTTGGTGCTAGTGGTACTGATACTGGTTTAGATACTATTGAAGATTCTTTCGCAATCGGTTCTGGTATGACTACTGCTGAATCTGAAGCATTAGGAAACACTGGATCTGCTTTTGGTGAAATGGCATTCTCAATTGAGAAAACTTCGGTTACTGCTAAAACTCGTGCATTAAAAGCTAACTACACAATGGAATTAGCACAAGATCTTAAAGCAGTTCATGGCTTAGATGCTGAAACTGAACTTGCTAATATCTTATCCGCTGAAATTCTTGCAGAGATTAATAGAGAAGTTATCAGAACTATCAACGTTAAAGCAAAATTAGGAGCACAATCTAGTAATGTTGCTTCTGCTGGTACATTTGATGTTTCTACTGATTCTGATGGTCGTTGGTCTGTTGAGAAATTCAAAGGGTTAATCGTTCAAATCGAACGTGAAGCGAATGCTATTGCTAAAGACACAAGACGCGGAAAAGGTAACTTTATTATCTGTTCTTCTGATGTTGCTTCTGCTTTAACTGCTGCTGGTATGTTAGATTATACTCCTGCACTTTCTGCTAAATTGAATGTTGATGATACTGGTTCAACTTTTGCTGGTATTCTTAATGGTCGTATGAAAGTTTATATTGATCCTTATGCAACTCAAGACTATGTGACTGTAGGTTACCGTGGTACTAACCCTTATGATGCTGGTATGTTCTATGCACCATATGTTCCTTTAACTATGGTTCGTGCTGTTGGCGAAAATGACTTTCAACCTCGTATCGGATTCAAAACTCGTTACGGTATGGTAGCTAACCCATATGCTACTGGTGCAAGTTCAAGCGAAACTGGTACTAACCGTGCTAACCAATACTATCGTATCTTTGCTGTCGCAAATATCTTAGTATAGTTTGAAATTCACAAGGATGTGATTTTAGAAGGGGACTTAATTGTCCCCTTTTTTTTGCTTTAATTTTAAAAAGCTTGACTTTATGTTAAAAGTATGTCATACTAATATTACATTACAAGTATAACATACTTTTAACATAAAGAATGAAAAATAAAATATTATTTTTACTGGTAATGTAAGTCAAAAATAATATTTTATTTTAATTAAAAAGTTTGACTTTATGTTAAAAGTATGTTATACTTGTAATGTAAAAAGATTAGTAAGTACAAGTCAAAACTGAAATCAGTTTTAATAAACTGATATAAAATTATATGCCTAGAACGAGAAACCTAGGATTAGTAGCACAATTAGTGTGAAGTTAGCAGACTATATTATCCGACATACTGGATTGAGGTCTGTAGATTGATTCCCCTTTCAGTTGGGATAGATATCTAAAATAATCGGATCGGGACATTTGTCCATTGAAGATTCATGAATAGACATGAACTAGGTCAACAGGACATCGTAACCTGTCTTTAGTTCACTGTGCTTAATGTATAATTAGTATTATCTTTAATGTATAATATTAGTAAAATACTAATACAATAGTCCGTAGGACTATTACAGTTCCTTTGGAACTGTTACTTTAAAGTATATTAATATTAGTATTCTATTAATGTATAAATAGTATTATCCTCATCAAAGTAGAGATTTATTATTATGCCATACGACCTTAATGTTAATTTCAAACCAGAAAGAACATCTAATCTTGTTGAAGATTTATCTTTTGTTAATCCAACAGGGTTTAGACTTACTATAGATTCACTTAAATATCCCAATGCACAATTTATGGTTCAACAAGTTGAATTGCCCGAATTGTCGATTACAACAACACCATTTAGTACACCATTTAGAGATATTGAATTATCTGCGGGTAAAGTTGTTTATAGTCCTTTATCTTTAACGTTTTTAATAGATGAAGAACTTTCCAACTATCAAGAAATACATGATTGGTTGTTTGGTTTAGTATCAGAACAAGATAGTAAATCTGTAAAAAAATCTAGAGACCTTACTCTATTAGTTTTATCATCTTCTAATAATGTTATTAAAGAAATTCAATTTATTGATGCTTTTCCAACGTCACTTGGATCATTACCATTTGATGTTACACAAACTGATGTAGAATACTTAACAGCAACAGTTTCTTTTAATTATTCGTATTTTAAACTCTTATAGATATTCTTTTATTATGATGGAGACTTTATGTTACAATTAGAAAATATACTTGAATTGTGGAACAAAGATTGTAAAATAGATAGACTAAAACTAGATGATGCTTCACTTGAAACGCCTAAACTTCATTCCAAATATCTTCAACTTAATGCCATTGTTAAACTACAACACAAAAAATTAGACCTCAAATATAAAACACTACTTAAACATAAATTCTTATGGTATAATGGTAAATTGTCAAAATCTCAAATAGATGATCTTGGTTGGGGCTATGATCCACTAAATGGTTTGAAGATACTTAAAACTGATATGGATAAATATTATGATTCTGATATTGATATACAATCAATGCAACTTCAATTGTTTGAACTAAAAACTGTTTTAGATACTCTTGAGGAAATTATTAATAATGTTAAATGGAGACACTCAACAATTAAGAATGCGATTGAGTGGCGTAAATTTGAGACAGGTGCTTAAGAATGGAAATTATTAAAATTCGTAATAAAAATCATGCATTCCTGCAAATTGATTGTGATTATGGCGTTGCTCAGGAACTATCAGAATTTTTTGAATATTATGTTCCAGGATATAAGTTCATTCCAGCATACAAAAATAAAATGTGGGATGGTAAGATCAGATTATTCGATCTAAGATCTCATGAACTACCTTCTGGTCTATTCCAATATGTTAAAGAATTCGCTAGTACTCCTGGTAGAGATTATGTGATAGAACTGGAACACTGTAATTATTATGGTATACCAGATTCTAAACCTGTTATTGACATGAACTTTATATCATCTTTAACATTATCTTCCGGTGGGAAAAAAATTGTTCCGAGAGATTATCAATTAGAAGCTATACATCATGGTCTTTGTAATAAAAAAGCACTACTAATATCACCAACAGCTTCTGGTAAATCTTTGATAATCTATATACTATTAAGATATTATCTTAATAATCATTCAAAGAAAATTCTTATAATTGTACCTACAACTTCACTGGTTGAACAGTTATATAAAGATTTTGAGGATTATTCACAGTATGATGATAACTTTGATGCTGAATCTATGTGTCATAAAATCTATTCAGGTAAAGCAAAGATATTTGATCAGAGAATTGTTATTACAACTTGGCAATCTGTTTATAAATTACAGGGACAATGGTTTGAACCTTATGGCATGGTACTTGGTGATGAAGCTCATAACTTTAAAGCAAAATCTTTAACTTCTATTCTTACTAAATGTAAAGAAGCAGAATATCGTTTTGGTACTACTGGTACTCTGGATGGTACAACAACGCATAAACTTGTATTAGAAGGGGGTTTCGGTCCTGCTTATTATGTGACTACCACTAAAAAGTTAATGGATTCTGGTTCACTAGCTCAATTAGATATCTCTGTATTATTATTGAAATATCCAGAAGCGGAATGCAAGTTAGTTAATAAGGCAAAATATCCAGAAGAAGTAGATTATATTGTTAGACATAAACGAAGAAATCAATTCATCTCTAAATTAGCATTAGATCAAGATGGTAATACTTTAGTTTTATACCAATATGTCGAGAAACATGGTAAACCTTTGTATGATATTATTAAGAGTTTAGCACATACAAGAAGAAAAGTATTCTTTGTATCGGGTGGTACTGATGTTGAAACTAGAGAACAAACTAGAACTATTGTAGAAACTGAAAAGAATGCTATTATTGTTGCTTCACTTGGAACGTTCTCCACTGGTATCAATATAAAGAACTTACATAATATCATCTTTGCTTCACCTTCTAAATCGCAAATTAAGGTGCTACAATCTATTGGTCGTGGACTAAGAAAATCTGATGATGGTAGAGAAACTAAGTTATTTGATATTGCGGACGATCTGCATTATAGAAAGAATAAGAACTTTACCCTTAACCATGCGGCTGAAAGAATTAAGATATATACGAGAGAAAAGTTTAAATACAAAATATATGATATAAAAATATGACTTCTGAAGAACTTGATATAAGACATATTAAATTGGCGACGGGTGAAGAAGTTTTATCATCAGTACTTATGTCTGAAGGTGGTGTAATGGTTCTTTCATCGCCATTACGATTGCATATCATAGAGAAAGATGATGACTATGTTTACTCTTTTAGTCCTTTTATGCCACTGAGTATTGATGGTAATGTAGTATTATTATTATCCAATGTTGTAGCTTTTACTTATGTTACTGATAGTATATGTGAGGAATATCTTCAGGCTTCAGGTTTCTACGATGAAGATAGTTCATCTTCAGAAATAGATGATCGATTATCGAATGAAACATATTCCGCCACATTACATTAACAAAATACTTCTTTACATTTGACTAATAATGTAGTATAATAGATATACTATTAAAGTAAAGGAGTATGATTAATGAAACCACAAGATAAACCACACTATGTAAACAATAAAATATTTAGTAACGCTGTTGTTGAATATGTAAAATCTGTTAATAAAGCCACCGAAGATGATCAATCAATCCCTGTAGTAACTGACTACATTGCTATGTCATTCCTAAAAATATCTGAAGGATTAAGCCACAAATCAAACTTTATTCGATACACCTATAGAGATGAAATGGTGATGGACGGTGTTGAAAACTGTTTACGTGCTATCATGAACTATAATATTGAAACAGCGACTAGAACTGGATTACCTAACGCATTCTCTTATTTCACCCAAATATGCTTCTATGCTTTCCTAAGAAGACTCGCCAAAGAGAAGAAACAACAAGATATTAAATATAAATGGATTGATAATATTGATATCAATGACCTCGTTTCCTATGTAACTGAAGTTGAAGCATTAGATATGACCTCAGAAGTTTCCTTTGTAGATCAACTAAAAGAAAGAATCACACTTGTAAAAGATAAAGATCAACATGTAAAAGAACTAATTAAAGAAAAAGAGGTGAAGATTAACGGTCTCGAATTGTTTATGGGCAATTCATGAAAGTTGCGATAATTTCTGATACTCATGCTGGTGTGAGAAACTCCTCTGATATTTTTATTAATTATCAAGAAAGGTTTTACTCTGAAATATTTTTCCCATATTTAAAAGATAATAATATCACTCAGATACTACATCTTGGTGATTATTATGAACACAGAAAATACATCAATTTTAAAGCTCTTAATGCGAATAGAAAGCACTTCCTTGATAAACTGAAACTTAATGGTTTACACATGGATATTATTCCAGGCAACCATGATGTATTTTTTAAAAATACTAATGAACTTTGTTCTCTTAAAGAATTACTTGGATATTATACTAGCAACGTTAATATCATTATGAATCCGACAGTTCTTAAATATGGCGAAACTTCTGTGGCGGCTTTACCTTGGATTAATTCTGAAAACTATTCTAAATCTATTGAGTTTGTTAATAATTGCAAAGCTGATATATTAGCGGGACACCTTGAACTTATTGGATTTGAAATGATGAAAGGTGTTATTAATGCTCATGGTATGGATACAACAAATTTTAAACGATTTGATAAAGTTATATCGGGACATTTTCATACTAAATCTTCTATTGATAATATACATTATCTTGGTTCTCAAATGGAATTTACTTGGGCGGATGCTCATGATCCGAAATATTTTCATATACTCGATACAGATACTAATACCATAAAGAAAGTTCTGAACCCTATAACAATGTTTGAAAAAATTATTTACAATGATGAAGAAACCTGTTATAATGATTATGATTTTACAAAACTTGATAATAAATTTGTAAAAGTTTTTGTGGTTAAAAAGAAAAATCCTTATTTCTTTGATAAATTTATTGATAAAATTTATGGTCAATCTATACATGAGTTGAAAATCGCAGAATCGTTTGATGAATTTCTTGGTGAGAATGTAGAAGACGATGGGGTACTTGTAGAAGATACAACAGAATTATTAAATTCATATGTTGATGGTGTTGAAACTGAATTGAATAAAACAAAAATAAAACATTTATTACAAAGTTTACTAGTGGAAGCTCAATCTATGGATATATTATGATTATATTTAAAACCCTAACATACTCTAATTTTTTATCCACAGGAACTAAAACTACTACTATACTATTAAATAAATCACCATCCACACTTATTATAGGTCAGAATGGTGCGGGTAAAAGTACTATATTAGACGCACTATCATTTGCATTATTTGGTAAGGCTCATAGATCTATTACTAAAGGTCAACTTGTCAATTCAATTAATAATAAAAATTGTGTTGTTACAGTAGAATTTTCTATAGGAAATCATGAGTTTAAGATTGTGCGAGGTATTAAACCTAATATATTCGAAATTTGGCAAAATAATAGTATGATTAATCAAAGTTCTGATGCTAAGGATTATCAGAAATATCTTGAACAGAATATATTAAAGTTAAATCACAAATCGTTTCATCAAATTGTTGTACTCGGTTCATCTTCATTTATACCATTTATGAAGTTGTCAACAAAACACCGTAGAGAAGTTATTGAAGATTTGCTGGATATACAAGTGTTTTCTAAAATGAACCATATCCTTAAAGAAAAAGACAGTAAAATAAAAGAACATCTATTCAATATTACTCACCATACAGATAAATTAAAAGAAAAAATTGTTTCACAAAATAAATATATTAAAGATATTGCTGAAATTTCGGATGATCAAATTAATTCTAAGAAAAGGGATATTGATAATACATTAGAAACTATAGCGTCATATAGAACTGATAATGAAACTCAACACACTTTTATATCAAATAATGCTCAGAACATTCAGAACGAACTTAGCGAAATCGCTAAGAAGAAACAATCACTAACCAATTTCATGGGACAGTTTAATACACAAATATCGCAAGTAGTAAAAGAATCTAAGTTTTATAGTGAAAATGATGCGTGTCCTAC